TTACGACGAGTCCGACGAGTACACAGAGACGATAGACACCACGCTACCTGATGAAAAGAAGGTGGCAGAGGTACTACCCACACCTATCAATCTTTTTCAGCACCCAGATGCCCATCCAGTAGTTTTAGATCTGGCCTTGCTTCGTAAGTACGGGCCAGAGTGGATGACCTGGGAAGCTGAGACGTTGGTCTGGCGGATACCACAGGACTTTAGGACGGCTACGGTGAGCGATCTAAATCTATCTAAGATCATGGCCGTTAAGACCATGCACTTCGTAGATACCTTTTGGAAGAAGTGGGAAGTTTTTGTGTGGTGCGCTATGCCACTGAACAACTTATTTCCTGACTTCAACCATATGCAGGTACCAACTGCAGCTCAGTGCACAGTCGCTGTAGACATAGCTAACAACATACGTACCGACGTTGAGTGGAGCGACGAGCTCAAGGCGTATCTAGTTACGGTATTCCAGCATGATGACATCTACTATCCGGTAGACCCTATTGACTTTTTGACTGTGCCCTCTTTAGGCGTACCCGTTGACACCGCAGAGATAGCTACCAAGTGGTCGAAGGTCAGAGCTGCTAAGAGTGCCCCATCTGGTAGAACTGTGGTGGATGAGCAGCTGCGTCGGTGCCTCACTATAAAAAACTACGTGGACGAGGCTAGGGGTAGGCTGCACAGCCAGTTAAGGTTTATGCCTAATGTCTAGGTTGCACTACCAGATGGCTGGGTTTAACGACGAACTGTTAAAGCTAGCTGGAAGATCACCTAAAGCTATGAGTAACTTACTAGCTGGCACTGGTAAGTTTCTAAAGAGACAGGTACACAGTGTTACTGGCTGGACACCACAAGGTTTCCTGAACCCAGCTGGGGCAATAGAACTTGGTGCGGGGGATATCGACAGTTCTCTGCAGGCGGTAAGTGCCGCTCGTAAGAAGCTACAGGCGGCTAGGACTATGCAACCTGGTATGTTAGACCAGTTGATAGGTAACACTACGGCTGACGTTCGACGGAAGGCTAAAAGCAAAGCTACAGAAGAGCTAGCCCAGCACAAGAAGGGGTTAGAGCTATCTCATAAAGCCACTAGTATGGGGCTTACTAGTATCCCAGGGTACCTTAAGTCCCTGGCTACTAATGGCGTTGGAGACACGATAGCTACTGGGGCGCGACAGCAGTGGCACACTAGTGGCCCAGTCGGTAAAGGCCTTATGTTCGGGTTACCAGCTGCCGGTGTAGCTAGTGCGATTGTCAAGAAGCCAGAAGAGGGGCACACTAGACTTAGTGATACTGCGCTAGCAGCTTCTATGGCACCAATGGGCCCTATACCCTTTGGTGGGCAGATAGCTATGGGGTTGGGCGCAGACAAGTTGTTCAAGCGTAAGCCCAAGGCGCAGCAGGTTAGGACGCTACTTCCTGAGTACACGCCACCAGCTACGTCTGAAGCCATCTCTCCTGGAGTGGAGCGGTCTGTAAGCCACTCTGCTGCAGGTATGCCACCGGGTGACATGCTAGGAGGATCTCCAGGATGACTCTTGAACAGCTAGTTGTAGAGACGCGTAAGGAGTTTCCTGACTTCGTTGTTAAGGCGAAGGTGAACAGCAAGTTGATGCTGCTCATCAACCGCTTCCTGCTCATCCTAACGTTCGGTGGGATGAAGACGTTCATGACTACGTACACCACTACGATGGGTAACACCGTGTACGTACCTAGCCAGTGGGCTCTGTGGACTGAGCAGTCTAAGGTGCGCATCTTGAGGCATGAGCGTATTCATATGCGCCAGGCTAAGAAGTACACGCGACTTCTGTTTTCTTTTTTGTACCTGTTCGTGCCACTGCCAATAGGCTACGCGTACTTCCGAGCTAAGTTTGAGATGGAGGCCTACGAGGAGACCATCAGAGCCGCATTCGAACAGGGTGGTATTAAGGCAGTAGAGGACTCGGAATTTAGAGCTCACATCATTAACCAGTTTACAGGCCCAGCGTACTTGTGGATGATGCCAGATCGTGTGAAGATGTTCTCTTGGTACACCAAGACGGTGGCTAAGCTAGAGAGTGAAACCACATGAGCTTTGTAGGCGGCGGGTTTGGCATAGGTACTTCCGGCGGCTCTGGAGCATCGCGCTTCTCCAGTACGCGTGGGCGTATCAATGGGTCACCGGTACAGGGTGTTAACTACCCTAGTCCGTTCTTCGATGTCGCCCACACGTACCTGCCCGTCACGTTCAAGCAGATGTTCCGGTGGTGCCGGTACTACTTCTTAACGAATCCACTCATCAACGCCACGGTCTTTAAGCTCTCTGAGTACCCCATCACGGAGCTGGTTATTGACCATGAGCGTGCTGACGTAGCTGCCAGGTGGACTGAGTACATGCAGGACCACCTGAGGTACCGCGCATTCCAGGTAGAGGTTGGTCTCGACTACCACTGTTATGGTAACGCCTTCGTATCCATAGCCTTCCCCTTCAAGAAGTACTTGAAGTGTTTGTCTTGTGGTAGCTCTGAGGAAGCGCAGAAAACTAGGGCACGTTGGACCTTCACCAACAACGCCTTCAGGTACAACTGCCCAAAGTGTGGGACCACCACAGAGGCTGAGGCGAAGGACGAGTACTTCAAGAACGCTAGTGGCATTCGGCTACTACGTTGGAACGCTGAGTATGTGGAGATCACGTACAATGAGGTCAGCGGTGAGTACATCTACTTCTACACGATCCCTCCCACGCTACGTAATGACGTAGTGATAGGTAAGAAGGACGTAGTAGAGAGCACCCCGCAGGTGTTCCTACAAGCTATGCGTGAGGGTAAGGGAGTTGTCTTCTCGAAGGACAACTTCTTCCACCTCAAGCGCCCGACACTTGCACAGCAAGATCGTGGGTGGGGTATCCCACTGATTCTCCCGGTACTTAAAGACACTTTCTACCTGCAGCTAATGAAGAAGGCGCAGGAGGCGATTCTTCTTGAACATATTGTCCCTCTACGCGTGCTGTTCCCACAAGCTGGGTCTGGGTCCAGTGACCCGTACACAACTATCAATCTCGGGGAGTGGCGTGACCAAGTAGCTTCTGAGATTGGCCGTTGGCGTATGGACCAGAACTACATACCCATCATGCCTTTGCCTCTTGGTAACCAAACCATTGGTGGCGACGGTAAGGCCCTGCTGCTGACGCAAGAGATACAGCAGTGGAGTGAGCAGATCATGGTGGGCATGGGAGTACCACGTGAGTTCCTCATTGGTGGTATGAGCTACGCTGGTACCAACGTCTCCATGCGTATGTTGGAGAACGCGTTCTTCGGCTACATCCTGCGCCACAAGCAGATGGCTAAGTGGGTCATGAAGATGGTGTCTGGCTACATGGAATGGCCGGAAGCCAACATCCGCTTCAAGCCGTTCAAGATGGCCGACGACATTCAGCGCAAGGCTCTGATGCTGCAGCTGAACCAGGCACAGAAGATCAGTGACACTACCCTGCTAGCCGACTCTGACCTTAAGCAGGATGAAGAGAACGGCATCATGCTCCGTGAGACGGACATGAGAGTTGCTGCCACTAAGCAGCAGCAGTTGGCCATGGCTCAGATTCAGGGTGAGGTCCAGGTCATCATGGCCAAGGCGCAGGTGAAAGCGCAGCAGGTAGCCATGGAAGCTCAACAGGGCGCTATCGCTCCTGGTGAACCTGGTGAGGGCTTTGGGCAACAGGTACAGAGTCCTATGAACGCTGGGCAGAATCTGCAGCAGGGTGGGCAGCAGCAAGCTGGTTTGGACATTAACCAGATGGCACAGAGCTACTCTAAGCAGATTCAGTCTATGCCCCCAGGTGACCAGGAGATGGCGATGCAGAACATCACCACTCAGAGTCCAGAGCTAGGGCAGCTAGTTAGGCAGCTAGTAGCCCAGGATAGAAAGAGCGGGCAGCAGGGTACTCCACCAGCACCTGGTGTTGACATGCGCCCTATGCCTGAGCAGCGTGCTCCACGGCGTGCTGCTGGTATGGTGTAGCCATGTCTATAAGT